GGAGCTTCCTGTGGCTGCGCTCGTGCCACTCCCCATGGAGAGAGCCGGGATGTCGCTCATGTGCCAGTTCGTGAGCGCGGCCGTGACCGCCTGCCTCCAGTTAGCCCCCTTGGCGGTCGAACCTCCCGCAGGGGCTACCCACCGCGCCCAAAGGCACTCGGCGAACCTCCCCGAGATGGAGCAGGCGTTACCGGACGAGTCCTCGGATGCTGTCACCTTCTCGATGACTCCAACCTCGTCGCGCTCGTCGGAGGTGAGCAGGTAGCGCCCCGGCCACTCGCCTGGGAACGCGCACGCAAGCTCGGCGGCGAACTCGCCGCACGTCGAAAGCCTCCTCGTCCACTGGAGGTTCGAGTAGGGTACGTTGGCCGCCATGAGCGATATGGCACCCGATGGGTCAACCCTGTGGATGGAGACGATCATATGCAGGTGTACCTCTCGCGAATCGAAGGGACGACGGAGAGCGCCGCGTCTCCGGACTCCGCGTACCACTCGACGTGGAAAGCGCCCACGGGGATGCCCGCCGCGAGCGTGGAGCCGCTGGAGACCTTCGCGGACGCGTTCTCGCCGTTGAGGAGCACCGACGTAGGCCGCTTTGTGAAGTCGATGACGAGCGAATCACCGTCCTGCATGGTGATGTCCATGCCCACGTTCACCACCGCAGCGCCGGAGGCGTCCAGAACCCTGATTGAGGGCTTCACCACCTCGCCGGTCGTCCTAACGTCGAACCTCGGGTACGCGAGGGTATGCCCGTCGTTCCGCATGGAGATGCGGTTCTGGATCACGCCGACCACGAAGCCGGCGACGTGCCTCTCATCCTTGATGGAGGCGTCCGGCTTGGGAGCTACCCGCTCCAGGCACGAGACGAACGGGAACCCGCGACGCTTCGACGCCTCAACCACGTCGATGCTCTTCTCGTCCTCGCTCATGAAATACGGGTCGAGGCACAGGAGCGTCCAATCGAGCGTCTGGGTCTCGCCCTTAGTGAGCGGGAGCGAGAAGGCGTACTGCCTGCCCTCGCAGAACCGCTCGTGGCCGGCGTAGGCAACGTGAACCTGATATGAGCGCCCAGGGATGAAGAACCTCTCCGCCTCGTCCCTCGCCTCGACGCGCGACAGGCGCATGAAGCGGGAGAGGGCGGAGATGGTTCGGTCAACCGTTCCGGTGCGCTCGGCAAGGAGGTACCCGCCGTCATACTGCGCGTACTCCCCCGTCGATACCTCGTGGGTGAGTCCGTCGAAGCCCTCCAGGCCGTCCTTGGCCACAGACCAATAGGAACCGTCTATTACGAAGGCCGGGTTGTCCTGGCCAAGACCGTCGTCCCTAACGATCCTGATTGTCGGCTGCTTCAGCATGCGAGCCTCCTAGTAGCTGCCGGCGAAGCCGTAGCGCTCGTTGAGGCGCATCATGCGCGCAATCTCGTCCGGGCTTTCGGTCTTGCCGTAGAAGTTCATGGTCACCTCGCGCGTCCTCGGCTCCTCGGCTCTCGGCTGCGAGACGGAAACGCTCTGCGTCGTGGTGAGCTGGGCGGACAATCCCCGCTGCGCCACGCCGAGAACGGATTCGGTGGCCGCCG